GTACTTTCGCACAAGTTAGCAATGCAAGTGGTGTGAACGCTCCTAGCTCATTCGTTTTCCCTGGTACAAACATTACAGTGTTTGCAGCACCTGGTATCAATGATGCAGCTCGTGTAATCTTAGCACCTAAAAAATACATCTTCTTTGGAACTGGATTGTTAGACGAAATGGATACATTCAAATTCTACTATAACGAAGCTGATGATATCATGAATTTCAATGCTAAATTCAGACTTGGAACAGCGGTTTACGTTTCTCAAGTAGTATCAAATCTTTAATCATAAAAAAGGGAGCTAAAAACTCCCTTATTTTTCAACTTTAAAAATATTTAAAAAATGGCATGTAGCATATTAAGCACGATGAACTTGGATTGTATGAGCGCTTTAGGTGGCGTAAATACTATCTACGTTTTTGCGGGCGACAATTTTGAAATCCAAACAGTTACAGCGGGCGAAGTTACTTTGGCTGGTGGTAGTGGAGATTTCTTTCAATACAAATTTGCAAAAGATACTGCAAAATTAACAGAAACAGCAACGATTTCAAACGCAAACGGAACAGTTTTCTATACAACTGAATTAAGCGTAAACATCTCAAAAAGAGACGTTGCAAAAAGAAACGAATTTTTATTGTTAGCAAAAAATCGTGAGATTAGAGTTATCGCAGTAGATAACATGGGTCAATACTGGTTGTTAGCTAATACGAGAGGAGCGGTTTTATCTACAATGGTAGGAGAAGGTGGACAAGCAATCGGAGATATGAACGGATATACATTCACGTTCCAATCAATGGAAGCGGATCCAATGCCAGCATTGAGTTCAACAAGTAGAACAGCAATAGCAGCAATCGCACCGAATTCAACAGCAGCAGTTGGTGGATTTGATTTCAATACTTCAGCTAACTAATATTAACCTTTAAAAAAATAGGGCGGTGCGGTCAATCGCATCGCCTTTTTTTATGTCATGATTAATCTAATAGAAGGGAAAAACGAATTTATAATTTACGGAGACTTTACTCAAAACATGAATAACTATCAAATCCATTTATTCAATGGCTTTGATAGGATTGAGCACATTTGTAAATTAGAGAACAAAACAAGTAGTACAAGATTTGCAGAATTTACCATTTATATTAACGATGGTATTACAGCCGATTATCATTTGAACGGATTGCCTTTTGGTAATTTTGATTATACGATTAATATAGGGAATGTAATTTACAATCGTGGTCAAGCATTTTTGGCTGGCGATACCGAAGTACAAAAAATTGAATATATTTCAGACAACGAAAAAAGCGAAAGCATTATTTATGTAAGCTAATGAAGACAATTATAGACACATTAAAAGAGCCCGTAAACGTACTAAACGCAACGACTTTTGGAGTAAGTTTAACGACATTGCCCGAGGATTTAAAAATAGTTTTCTACATTGTATCAATTATTGCATCAATATTGGTATCTGTTAAGTATTTTTATGAAATAATTAGTTTAAGAAAAAACGCTAAAAAAGATATTTAATAGTATGAATAGTTTTGCATTTAATTCAATCTCACAAATTCAAATAAATTTACCTACATTCTCGGAGAAAGGTTCAAAGAAGTGGATAAGCTATGGAGAGGACAATTTATATCCTCAATTTATAGCGAGCTTATTTTTGCGTTCTGCGATTAATAGAACGGCAATACAATCAAAGATAGACGCAACCATAGGCAACGGATTAAAGACCACGGATGAGGCTTTAAATTACGTTTTAGTGCGTGCCAATCCGATTGATAGTTGGAACGATGTATTTGAGAAATGTGCACAAGATTATATCACTTTCGGTGGGTATGCTTTGAACATTATTTGGTCAAACGATGGTAAAACAATTAGCGAAATTTACCATCTTGATTTCACAAAAGTAAGAAGTGGTAAGATTGAACCAGGTGAAGACTTACCAAGAGAATATTATTATAGCACAAATTGGGAAAACTCTAATAAATATAAGCCTACGCAATATGCTACATACAACCCTACATTATCACTTGAATGTCCTTCGCAAATATTGTATGCATTTGATTATGAGCCTGGCAATATCTATTATCCTTTACCGACATACGCTGGATCGATTAATGATATTCAAATTGATATTGAGGTTAGTAAATTTCACATCTCAAATTTAGCAAATAGTTTGAATCCATCTTTGTTTATTAGCTTAAACAATGGGATCCCAGCGCCCGAGGAACGCAAAGAAATATACGATGAATTAACAATGGCTTATCGTGGAACTGAAAACGCTGGGAAAGCATTCGTTGCATTTAGTCAAGACAAAGAACATGCGCCCGAGGTAACTCCGATTACAAGTACTAACGATACATACTACACTACTTTAGAAACTCGAATCACAACGAGAATCTTAACAGGGCACAGAATTACAAGCCCGTTATTATTGGGACTTTACAATGGTGGCGCTGGCTTTAGCTCGAATGCAGATGAATTGGCGGTTGCCTATGGTCATTTTATAGGGACTTGTATTAGACCAATACAGAAAAGTATGTTAAGAGTATTCAACAACTTGATCCTAAATAGAGGTTACGAAACTGAATTACTTATCACTCCTACAACGATTATAGAACCAACAATAATAGCAGAATAATGGCAGTTACTAACGTACTTTTCGTATCTGAAACGAAACTAAAATCATACACATCAATCCATCAATCAGTAAGCCCTGATGATTTACAGCCGTTTATATTACAGGCTCAAGATATTTACTTGCAAAATTATCTAGGTGCTACGTTTTATCAAGAATTACAAACTCAAATAACCAATAACACATTAACGATACCAAACAAAAAGATACTTGATGACTTTATAGGTGCAATGCTTTGTAATTATGCTTTATACCATGCACTCCCTTTTTTGAAGTACAAAGTATTCAATAAGTCAATCATGAATAATGATAGTGAAAGTGGTCAATCGATTGATTTGGAAGCGTTGAAATTTTTACAAAACGAGGTGCGTAGTGTGGCTGAAAATTATACCAAAATGATGACTACTTACTTGCGTAATAATTTAAGCGATTACCCAGCGTATCAAAGTTTTGATTTCTTGGATGGTATAACGCCCGACAAAGGCACTCCGTATTTCAGTGGATTGCAAACTAATTCGAGCTTCAACTTATCAAGACGTAGAGTAAACAGACGTGGAGATTGTACTGATTGCAACGGATACGAATATTAAAAATTAACTAAAAAACAAATATAAAAAAATGATCGACAATTCTAAATTCATTATTACAAATGAAGTAATCGTAGATAAATACGACTTAATGATCCAAGCGGATGTAACTGGCTCCCCAGCTATTTTGCAAATTCAAAAAGCGAACGTGGGTATTATATTTATCGGTAACTATACTTCGTTAAAATTCTTTATTGATGGGGATAAATTGGTAATTTTAGACAACAACTTTTACGGAGAATTTTCAGTAAATAATGTTGATGGATTTAACACGGCTCAAGATTTATTAGTTGCATTAAAATCGGGAATTAACTAATAAAATATAAACCATGACAAAATTAATATTACAAGCGGGCCAACTAATTGACGTTATTAACTACAATGATAATCAATACTTTTCTTTAGTTGTTAGCGAAGATTTACCAATGCCGACAGCAATCTATAAAGAAGATACATCAATCGGAGTGAACGTTCAAAGATTTATTGTAGATAGCGTAATCATTGCTAATATCAACACTAGCGAAACATTGACAGATAACAATGGTAATTTCTACGAGAAAGTTGAGAGCGCAGCCATTCTTACTGAAAACAATTTTAACCCATTAAAAGAGACAGATGAAGCCGAAAATTAAACATTGGTACGAAAGTAAAACAATCGTTATGAACATTTTAGTATCAATCACAATGGTAATGGCTTTATTGCCTACATTGTTTACTGATTTGAAATTAGATGAAAATTTAAGCCTTAGATTGACCGTATTAGTAGGATTTGTAACGAATGTTATTAATATCGGTTTACGTTTCATTTCTACTGATAAAATAAAGCGTAATGCCTAATTCAATAGTTAGCGCTAAGTTTGATTTAATGCGTTTGAATTTGCCTAAAAATAGCGAATTTTCGCTCGATAACAATACGATTAAGGTAAAGCATTCAGATATAAGTTTAAAGGCTGAAATCGAGGTACAAATTCGGAAAGTAACTGCATCAATCGGAGCTGAGATAACAGACAAGTCAACAAGCGCAAAAATTAAATTCGAAGTCAAATTTTAATATATATTTTTGTAACGAATGAAGGTAAAAATATTTAGTCAAGCAGAAATGGTAAAGTACTTTGGCAAAGCAAATGCTGAAGGTAGTTATTTAACCATGATTGACTTACCTTATCAAATGTTTTACGATAGGCAACCAGTTAAGCGAATGAGATGCCACAAAAAAGTAGCACAAGCGTTTACAAATGTATTCAATGAATTGTTATCAAGTTACGGAGAGCGCAAAATAAATGAACTAGGTATTAATGACTTTGGCGGATGTTTTAATTACAGATTAATGCGTGGTTCAAGAACTAAATTAAGCGCTCATTCATGGGGTACGGCTATCGATTTGGATCCTAACAG